GCCTTGAAGAAGAAGAAACTAGACCTGCTAATGAAGGACATCTAATGCCAACAAAAGAAGAATACGAAATTGCAATAAAGGTAATCAACGAGATTGCTGGTTCACCTGACAGCGGCATTATTGCCGAATTGGTGAAGGACATTGCATCGGCATCAGCACCGGCCAAAGAAGTTCGTGTGACTGAGGCAAAAGAAACTCGTTAGATCGCAGTTCTTTTCCCCTGCTGGTTTTCTTACCCTTTACCGGCAGGGGTTTTCTTTTACGCCGTTATATTGCGTTGGCTAAACTTATTCACAGGTTCAGCGTTAGCGCGGCCAACTGTTCTGTGTTATTCACGGCAGACAATTCATCTAACCTAATTGAAAGGAAATCATGTCTGATTTCATCAAGGGTCAGGCTGAAGTTCGCAACAACCTAATCGCACAAATGCGTGAGGTTTTGGATGACGCTGAGAAGCGTGGCGGACTTACTGCTGAGGACTCACAAAAGATTGACCGTATCGAAGCTGACATTGCTCAGCGCGATGCTGCTATTGCTACTGCTCAGAAGGTTGCACAGCGTTCAGCTGAGGCCGCTGAGTCTGCTGGTTCGTTTGCACCAGAAGTTGCACCTGCTTCTTCTGAGGCTGATGTTCTTCGTGCGATTGCTCGTGGTGAGGTTCGTTCACACGAGTTCTTCCGCGAAACTCGCGCACCATTGACCCCTTCGTCTTCGACTGTTCCAACGGCCTTTTATGACCAGGTGTTTCAGATTGCAACCCTAGTCGGGCCGATCCTAACCACCTCAGAAGTGTTCAACACGGCCAGCGGCGAAAACTTGATTTTGCCTACGGTCACAGCTATTTCTACTTCTGGTTCAGTTGCAGCTGCTGGAACTATCTCAGAGTCAAACCCAACCTTCTCATCAATCACTCTTGGCGCAGTCAAGTATGGTGCGATCGTGAACTTGGCTAACGAGTTGGTGACCGATGCTGGTTTCAACATCACCGGTTATGTCGCACAGCAGCTAGGAACTAGCCTCGGTGTGCAGACTAACACTGCACTGACTAACAAGTTGGTTGATGCAGCTGGTTCAGTTGTCACTGGTGGCACTGCTGTTTCGGGTGCGTTTACCTACGAGAACCTGATTGACCTCGTTTACGGCATCGCAGATGGCGCGCGCGTTCTTCCAGGCCTCGGCTTCATGATGGCTAAGAGCGGTATTGCTGCTGCTCGTAAGTTGAAGGATGGCGCAGGTAACTACATCTGGCTTGACAACGCAGTTAACGGTCAGCCTGCACAGTTGCTTGGTTACTCGGTCTACGAGAACCCTGCTGTTCCTGCTGTTGCTACTGGTGCGAAGTCTGTTCTATTCGGACACCTTCCATCGTTCAAGGCTCGTGTCGCTGGTGGCGTTCAGGTTGCATCTTCAACCGACTTCGCGTTCAACACCGATGTCACCGCATACCGCGGACTTATCCGCGTTGACGGTGGACTAACCCACGCAACACACATTGGTTACTTCAAGGGTGGCGCAAGCTAATCTCGAAGTTCTAAACTGGAAGACCCTCAGAGCGCGTAGACTCTGGGGGTTTTCCTTTGCTTGACATCTTTTAGAGTTGACCTGTAATGTTGTCTAGTCAGCGTATTGATGCCTTGCAACAAGGCGATTCCGTTGCAGCTTGGATGGAAACTTGTTTTTGCGAAATCAACAAGAAACCATAGAAATTTGCCTAATACGCAATAAGGCATAAAGTATGAAGGCCACCTGAACGAAAGCAGGTGGCTTTTCCTTTGTCTGTTGTATTCTGTTAGCACCTTCTACGACAGGATAAAAATGGGTAAGTCTGGGAATCCGGCTAAGGGTAGTTTGCGCGGCATTGTTTCGTGGTTTAGTAATTCGCCAACGGCCACCACGGGATATGGGATGCAGTCGAACCAGGTGTTGAATCGTATGATCCGTGACGGTTTGGATGTTGCTGTGTTGAGCAACTATGGCCGCGAAGGTGTGAATGGCACTTGGGCTAGTGACCACGGTGTTGTGCCTGAGTATGCGCGTGGTGCTGAACCGTATTCGCAGGATGTTACGCCGCTGAATCACTTGCATCATGTGGCCGCCGTAGAGAAGAAGAAGGGCAAGTTGCCAAATGTTTTGGTGACTCTTTACGATGTGTGGATTTTGCGTGGCGATAAGTATGCCGACCTGAACATTGCTTCATGGACACCGATTGACCACAACCCGATTCCGCCGTTGGTGTTGGAGTGGTGCAAACGACCTAATGTGACACCGATTGCGATGAGTCGTTGGGGTCAGGCGCAGTTGGCTAAGTATGGTGTTGAGGCTGAGTTTGTGCCTCACGCTGTTGAGCCGGTGTTCAAACCGACCTTTTATGTTGATAATCAGCCTGTGCGCGATTACATGGGTTTGACGGATGACAACTTTATTGTGGGCATGAACTTTGCGAATAAGGCTTCGGGTGCGATTCACAGGAAGGCTGTTGCTGAGGCGTTTTTGGCGTTCTCAATCTTTGCGAAGGATAAGCCTGATGCTGTGCTGTATTTGCACACCGATATGTTCGGCAGTTTCGGTGGTTGGAAGTTAGATCAGTTGTTGACCAGCTGTGGTTTGCAACGGAATCAGGTTGTGTTCTGCGATCAGGTGTCTTACCGTTACGGCTATTCGCAGGAACATTTGGCTGCGTTTTATACGGCTATGGATGTTTACCTGGGCATCAGTTATGGGGAAGGTTTTGGTGTTGGCACGGTTGAGGCGCAGGCTTGTGGCACACCGGTTGTTGTGTCGGACATTTGTGCCAGCACTGAGTTGTGTGGCGATGGTTGGCTGATTGAGTGTCAGCCGCTGTGGGATGAGGCGCAGAAGTCTTGGTTTAGTGTGCCGAACATTCCGCAGACTGTGGCGGCGTTGCAGGCTGCTTATGATAGGCCGCGTGGGAAGTCGCAGAAGGCGATTGATTTTGCTGAGGGTTTTGGTGCTGAGAAGGTTTGGCGCGAATACTGGTTGCCGGTGTTGAAGAAGATTTTGCGATGATTCCTGTTTTGGGGTTTTGCACTCTGAAACGATTTGATTTGGCTGACCGGCTTCTTGCCAGCATTGATTATCCTGTTGAGCATTTGGTGGTGGTCAACAATTCAGGAACGCGCACTTGGCAACCGAAGAAGCCTGAGCTGGTCAAACACTTGTGGCACATCGAAGTTCCGTTCGGGCTTGGTTTGGTTGGGGCTTGGAATCTGATTGTGAAGGCCACACCGTATGCGCCATATTGGGTGCTGGTAAATGATGATGCTTGGTTTGAGCCTGGACAGATGGCGAATATCCCCGATCAGGTGGACACGCAGGCATTGAACTTCTTGGACATTGTGCCGCAGTGGTCGGGTGTGGTGTTTGGTGAGGGCATGGTTGAGAAGGTTGGGCTTTATGACGAGAATTTTTACCCGCTATATTTTGACGATAACGATTTGGAACGCCGCGTTGATTTGGCTGCCGTGAGCAAGAAAACCATTGCCTGCAAAATGGGTCACGATAACAGTTCTACGCTTCATAGCGGCTTCCAAAATGTGAACTCGGTGTCATACAGCAGTAATCAAAGTTTGTGGGCTGAGAACGCCGCACAAGGCCGTATAAGCGCAAATGCGTGGACACTACAAACACGAAGGGCAAATCGATGGGATTGAAACGACCAACCGTTTACACTGGCGGCACATTCGACCTGCTACATCCAGGGCATATCGCGTTCTTGGAACGCTGCCATGAGATCGGGGATGTGGTGGTGTCGTTGAACACCGATGAGTTCATTGTGGAATACAAGGGCAAAGCACCGGTGATGACTTACCGTGAACGCGAAGCAACCTTGTTGGGTTGTAAGTGGGTGGCAGCTGTTGTGCCGAACATGGGTGGTGCAGATTCGAAGCCGACCATTGAGCAGGTGCGACCTGACTATGTTGTGATCGGTAGCGATTGGGCGCGGCGTGATTACTACTATCAGATGGGTTTTGACCAGGATTGGTTGGATGAGCGCGGCATCGGTTTGGTATATCTGCCTTACACGGATGGCATCAGCACGACTGCTATAAAGGCACGGCTGACTAACGGCTAAACTAGAAGCATAGATTTTAGGAGTTTGTGTGGCGATTACTAACGGTTATGCGACTTTGGCTGATGTCAAAGCGGCGTTGCGAATAACAGACAGCATTGATGACAGTTTGCTGGAAACGGCTATTGAGTCGGCTTCGCGCCTGGTTGATGGTTTCGCTGGTCGCAACTTTTACCCGAACGGCACAGCAACCCGATTCTTCACACCAGAAGACACGATTGTTTGCGAGATTGATGACTTGATCTCGTTGAGCAGCCTTGTGGTGTCTGCCGACTTGGATGGCGTGTTTGACCAGACTTGGAACAGCACCGATTACCAGCTTGAACCTTTGAACGGCAGGGCTGATGGTTTGACTGGTTGGCCTGCTACACGGATCAGGGCTGTTGGCGATTATGTGTTTGGCACAAACATTGGTGAGGCCAGTGTGCGTGTGACTGGCACTTGGGGTTGGTCTGCTGCGCCTGTGGCTATCAAACAGGCCACCATTATTCAGAGCAGCCGAATCTTCAAACGCCTTGACTCACCGTTGGGTGTGTTGTCTGCACCAGACCTCGGCTACATCCGTGTTGGCACAAGACTTGACCCTGATGTTCAGCAGCTCGTTGAGCCGTATCGTCTGGCAAGGTTCTTGGCGTAATGGCACAGATTAGTGATCTGCGACAAGGCATCGCAACTAACCTGGCAACCATCACAGGTTTGCGCACAGGTTCGACTATTCCTGCGAATGTCAATCCACCGTTTGCGATTATTGCACCGGCATCGGTTGACTATCACAAAGCGTTCAAGAACGGCCTGTCAACTTACAACTTCACAGTGACTTTGGTTGTCGGTTTGGCTAGTGAGAGAACGGCACAGAACTCGCTGGATGCTTACTGTTCCCCAACAGGTTCTTCTAGTATTCGTGGGGCAGTAGAATTAGACAAGACACTCGGTGGTAAAGCATTTGACTGCATAGTGTCTGGCATGAGAAACTACGGCTCAATTTCACTCGGAGATAACACCTATCTGGCAGCTGAGTTTGACTTAGTTGTGCAGGCAGACTAACAAGGAGATTCAACATGGCAAAATTTGTCGCAACAGACCACAAGATTACGGTCAACGGAGTAAACCTGAGCAACTCGCTTCAGTCTGTTGATCTAACCATTCAGGCTGACGAAGTTGACACAACCACTTTTGGTGGCAACTTCAAGACCGTAACTGGCGGCCTTCTATCAGGTTCAGTGACCCTGAACTTTTACCAGGACTTCGGCAGTGCTGCCGTTGACCAGACACTCTGGCCGTTGCTTAACACTGCTGCAACTGTTGTCATTACGCCAACTAGCGCAACCGTGTCATCAACTAACCCTTCATACACTGCTGTTTGCCTCGTTTCGCAATACCAGCCGTTTGCTTCAACCGTTGGCGATCTAGCGACCCTTTCGGTCACCTGGCCAACAAGCGGCACTGTTACTCGCGCAACAGCCTAATTCTTTACCACAACTAAAAAGGAAACCAAATGAAACTCAATCTACGCGCAGAATTTTTGGATGGCAGAACCATTGACCCGATTCCGGTGATCATGCCTGACATGCTGAAATTTGAAGAGAAGTTCAATTTGTCTGTGGCCACTTTGGCTAAGTCTGAGAAACTGACACATATCGTGTTTTTGGCTTGGGCTTCGTTGAGTCGCACTAAGCAGACTGATAAGAGCTTTGAGGATTTTATTGAAACGGTTTCTGCGGTTTCTGCGAGTGAATCCGACCCAAAATAGTTGGGCTTGGCGATGAGTCTGCTCATTGGCTCATCGCCGGCCTTGCTGTTGAAACAGGTATTGCACCAAGCCTGCTAATGCAAGAATCGCCTCGGATGTTGTTTACTTTGCAACGGTATTTGATTCATCGGGCGCAACAGAGATAAAGAAAACCACCTGCCTTTTGTGACAGGTGGTTTCTTTATTCCAGCGACTATTTGGGGGAAATGTGCTGGAAGCCTGTGAGTTGGAAGTTCGGGTGTTGTAGCACTGCACCTGCGGCGAGGTCTAACATCTTCTGAATACTGGCAGCTGAGTGCCAGGTGTAATCGGCAAGATCTTCAAAGAAGTTCGTGTCTGTAATGGCGTTGTATGCCAGCGACACGACTAGGCGTTGCCAGAACTCTGACTCGGTTGGAATGTAGCCGTGATCCAACCAAAGCAATACTCGTTCAGCATCGCTTATTGTGCCGTCAATCATTCCTTCTGGCATCATCTGTGCTTCTAGTGCCACAAGTTCATCGGCTTCTTTGAGTTCGAAGTGTGTGGAATCGATGAAGTTCCAGTAGCACCAGGCGCGTGAGTAGTAGTTGGTGATTTCTACTTGACCTTCTTGGGTTTCCAGTTGCATGAGCTGCGCAACCACTGTGCCGTGCTTGTCTTCAAAAGGCTTGACCGGATTGTAAAGAATGAATCCTTCTTCCAGGTCGTAGTTGTAAATGTGTGGTTGACCTAGCACGGTTTCGATGTGCTTGTAGATTCCCATGACTACGCCGCCTTCTTGATTTCTGCCATTAGGCGCGCGCTTGACCATTTGCTGATTCGTGCGATCAGTTCAAAGTAGCTGTCGAAGTCTGGTGCTGATGTGTTTAGTTTGTTGGCTAGTTTGCCAATTTGATATGCGTTCATGATTTACCCTTTGTGCTGTTTGTTGGCCAGCGGTTCAAAGATAAGGGTTTGCTTGGCTGTTGGCAAGTTGATCCGCAGGGTTTTTAGATAACGGTTTGATAACGGGGCGGTAGAATTGACCCTATGGCCGAACCACTAACACTCCAAATCGCTAAATTCAGCGGCGCGTTGGCTGAACGCGGCGGTGCAGGTGTGGGTCAAGACATCTCGGTTACGGACATCCGTGAGCTGCAAAAGCGCATGAGGGCTATTGAGCCGCGCCTGCGAACACAGTTTGTGCGTGACATCAAGAAGATTGGTAAACCGTTAGAGTCGCAGATCAAGACTGGCATTGGCACAATCAAGCCGTTGTCTGGGATGTTGAAGGATAAGGGTCGTTTGGGTTGGGGTGTTGGCGTAAAGCCGGATAAGACCCTAATCCAGTTCAGAACTTCGGCTGGTGGTAAGTCTTTGACTACGCCGCTTTTGCGAATCAAGGTGTCTTCACCTGGCACGGTTTTGGTTGACATGGCTGGCCGTTCGGGTCGCTTTATTGGTGAGGGTCGCAGGAACGATAATGCGCCTGCCAGCACTAAGCCGCGTAATGCCAGCAAGAAGAAGGGTGATGCCTTCATTGCTAGTTTGAACAGGAAGAATGGTGCTGCGCCTTCTCGCCGCATTTGGCCTAGTGCTGAAAAGAGTTTGCCTGCGGTTCGCCGTGAGGTCGAAGTTGTTTTGGCTAACGCTTTTAGGTATTTCAACATGAAGGGTCTGTGACATGGCTGGTTCTATTTTTATTCCGCTAAAAACGGTTCTTGATAATTCGGGCATCAAGAAGGCACAGTCTGAGTTCGGCAAACTTGGTAAGTCGCTAAAAGGTGCGCTTGGTGCTGTCGGTTTGGGTCTTGGGCTTGGGGCTATCACTGCACAGTTGAACGCTGCTGGTAAGGCTGCTGCTGCTGATGCTAAGTCGCAGGCGTTGTTGGCGAACACGCTCAGGAACACCGTTGGTGCGACCAATGAGCAGATCGCAGCTGTTGAAACTTCTATCAGTGGCATGGAACGCCTGGCTGCTGTTGCCGATGATGACATTAGACCTGCGTTTGCGCAGTTGACTCGTGCCACCGGTGATGTGTCTGCTGCGACACAGTTGACCAGTTTGGCTTTGGATGTTGCTGCTGGCACAGGCCGTGATGTTGGTGCTGTTGCGATTGCGTTGGGTCGCGCCTATAACGGCAACACCACTGCACTTGCCAGGATGGGTGTAAATGTCAAGGGTGTCAATGACCCTCTCGGTGTTTTGGCCAAACAGTTCGATGGTGCTGCTGAGGCCGCCGCGAAACTAGACCCTTATCAGCGTTTAGAAATTGTGTTCGGCAACCTGCAAGAGCAGATTGGTATGGCGCTTCTTCCTTATCTAAATGAGTTGGCTGATTTCTTCAACTCGCCAGAGGGTCAAGAGCAGCTGAAACAGTTTGCCAGCGATGTTGCTGACATTGCAACCTCGGTCATTGATTTGGCTGATGCGTTGCAGTTGTCTGGTGTGTTGCAGGATTTGGCCACTTTTGTTGAACGCGCTGCTGCGTTGTCGAAACTTGATTTTGGCAAGTTGGGTCAGCAGGATGCTAATGCAGGAATGCAGAAGTATCTTGACCTTTACAAGACGAATCGCAAAGCGTATGACGAACAGATTGCGTTGCTTAGGCGTGTTGGTGGTGATCGTGCTGCGACTGAGGTTGCGCTGATTGAGGCTTTTGTCAAGAAGAATAAGCCTGCGACTGGCCAGGGTGGTTCGGTTCTTGACAGCTACTTTGGTTCGACTGGTATTCGTGGCGGTTTGGGAACTGCGCTGGTTACTGTGCGTAAAGGCACGGATGATTTAAAGAAGTCGAACACTGGTTTGAGTGCGGCGGCTAAGGCTGCTGCGGATGCTATTCAGAAGTCGATTGATGCTGCTAATGAGCAGGCTGAGGCTTACATGAAGGCGGCTGAGGCTGCTGCTGACTTTATGTCTGCGACTCGTTTGATGGTTGATGGTTTCCGTGATCTGTTCAAGGTCACACCGGAACTGGGTGCGTTTGAGCAGTCTGCTGTTGATGCGTTTAGCAACATTTTTGACACGATTGATTCGGCGTTGTCTGATGGCCTGATTTTGTCTAGCGCAGCTTCTCAGTTGCGTGAGTATGCGGCTAGTGAGCGTAAGACTTTGCAGGCGATTGCGAAGCAGCGTGATGTGTTGGCTGGCAAGGTTGATGTGGCTAGAACCATAACGGCTGGCGTTACTGGTTTGTTGAGCATCACTAACCTGCTGGAAACTTCTAGCCGTAGTGTGACTGAAACTGTGCGTTCGATTGTTGGCGGCATTGATGTTGCGGTGACTAAGACTTTTGATGTGGTTGAGTCGGGTGGCCTTGTGGATAATTTCCAGAAGTTGGTTGATAAGACTAAGGCGTTTGCTAAGAACCTGGTTGCTTTGAAGAAGTTGGGTTTGAATAAGCAGTTGTTTGCGCAGCTGGTTCAGGCTGGTGCTGATGCTGGTGGGGCTACGGCTGAGGCGATTGTGGCTGGTGGTTCGGACACTATCAGCGCGTTGAATGGTCTTTACAACGAACTTGCTTTGTCGGCTGGTGACATTGCGGCTAATGCCACTGACACGCTTTATGAGGTTGGTCAGCAGGTTGTGAGCAACGGTTTTATCGAAGGTCTGTTGTCGCAGGAGTCTGATTTGCAGAAGGCTGCACAGACCTTGGCTGATGCGTTTGCCAGCACCTTCACAACTCAGTTGCAGTTGGCTGTGGATGCGGTGTTGCCGCAGGGCAGTTCGATGATTGACCAGGTGGCTGCTGTGAACTTGTCTGGTGGCGGTGTGGGTGGCCGTGGCACAGCGTTCAACGCCGCTTCTTCGGGTCGCGCAACTATCTTCAATGTGAATGTGTCTGCCGGTGTTGTCACCGATCCGAACGGTCTAGCTCGCACGGTCATTGATTCGGTAAAGAAGTATGAACGCGCCAACGGTTCGGTCTGGGTCGCTGCCTGATGCCTGCGGTAACTGAAAAGGTTGAACTTGGTTTCGATGAGAATGGGCCAGGCAACTTCTTTATCCTTGATGACCCTGTTCAGGGTGTTTTAGACAACCCTGCCTATGTTTTGGGTGGTGGGTCGTTCTTCTACGATGTGAGCGCGTATGTGACACAGATAAGTGTGAACCGTGGCAAGAGCCGTGCGCTTGACCGTTACCAGTCGGGTGTTGTGAATGTTCAGTTCAATAACCGAAACAGGTTCTTTGACCCGACTTATGTGGCTTCGCCGTTTTATGGTCAGATTGTGCCTCGCCGCGATGTGCGCATAACTGCTAACAACGAGTTGGTGTTCTTGGGAACGACTGAGGACTGGAACTTGGATTATGCGCCGAATGGTGATTCGACTGCGACTGTTTCAGCTGCTGACGGTTTCGCGTTCTTAGCTGGTCAGACTCTAACGACTGGCACGAACCCTGTTGAGTTGTCGGGTGCGCGTGTGAATCGTGTGTTGGATTCGGCTGGTGTGGCGTGGCCTGCTGGTGCTAGAAGCATTGACACTGGCACTGCGACTTTGCAGGGTGATGCGGTTACGCCGGCTGATAACGCTTTGCAGTATTTGCAGCTGATTGAGTCTTCTGAGCCTGGCGAGTTGTTTATTGGTAAAGATGGCCGTTTGGTGTTTCAGGATCGCAACAAGGTGTTCCCTTCGGCTGCTGTGCCTTTGTTGACTGATAACGCTTCGGGGATTACTTATTCGCAGGTGCGTGTGGTTTATGGTTCGGAGTTGTTGTTTACGCAGTCTGAGGTGAGCCGCAAAGGGTCTTCGACTATTGTGCAGGCCAACGACACATCGGCTCAGTCTGACTATGGTGTGCGCACACTGACCCTGGATGGTTTGTTGCAGAACACCGATGATGCCTTGGTTGAGTTGGCCACATACTATGTGAGCCTGTATGCGCAGCCTGAGTATCGTTTTGACCAGGTTGAAATCATTTTGTCGCAGCTGTCGTTGGTTGACCAGAATAAGATTTTGGCTTTGGATTTGGGTTCGGTTGTGCAGGTGCAGTTCACACCTAATGGCATTGCACCGGCCATCACCAAGTTTGCGAGAGTTATTTCCATCGGCCACACGGCTTCGTTGGTTGATCACAAGGTGGTTCTTGGTTTGGGAACGCTGAACGCAACACTATTCCAGTTGGATGATGTGGCGTTTGGTATCCTAGACACAGGAACATTAGCGTTCTAAGGAGTTATTTTGGCTGGTTCGGGTTGGCGCACTTTCACATCGGGTGCGGTGTTGACTGCTGCTCAGGTGCAGAATTTTTTACAAGACCAGGTTGTGCAGGTTTATGCGACTACGGCTGCTAGGTCTAGTGCGCTTGGCACGGCTGTTAGCAATGGAATGATGTCGTTTATCACGACTGGTGCGCAGCTTGATTATTACAACGGTGCTGGTTGGACTGGGTTGAACTACACCAGCATTACTAACTCAACTGTTTCGGCTTACACAGTCACAGCGACTGATCACAACAGGACTTTTGTTTCGGCTTCGACTGCTGCGCAGACGATTGTTGTGCCGGATGTGTTTGAGATTGGTGAACGCTTTGATGTTGTGCGTGATGGTGCTGGCACTGTCAGCATCAACGCTGGAACTGGTGTGACTACTTGGGCTGGTGCTGGAACTGCTGGCACGGCTAAGTCGTTTGCGATGGGAACGCAGTATTCGGCGGCTTCGGTTATCAAGGTTGCGGCTAACAGTTACCGTGTTATTGGTGCGGTGGCCTAATGTCGCTTCTTCCGCTTGGCCTTCTTAGCCAGGGTGGTGGTGCTGCTGGTTTTGCTTTTGAGCTTATTTCCACGGCGGTTGGCACAGGTTCTTCTGGTGTAATAACTTTTAGTGCAATTCCTGCGACTTACAAACATTTGCAACTTCGCGTGACTATGCGAACCGACAACGCTGCCGCAACTAACACTGCTTCTGTGACTTTCAATTCAGACACGGCGGCTAACTATTCATCACACAAGTTTGGCTCAGTAAATGCTTCGACTGTGAGTTCTGGCTTGGCCTCTCAAAGCAACATGGCTTTGTATACGCTGCCAGGAAATACGCTTACAACCGGCGCGTTCTCGGCGAGCGTTTTGGAAATAGTGGATTATGCAGACACAAACAAATACAAAACGGTTCGTTTGATGACTGGTTTCAGCACACTTACGCCAAATGAAGTTAGTTTGCACTCTGGTTCTTGGCGTAGCACTTCGGCTGTGACCAGCCTCACAATTACAGCGGGGACTGGTTCTTTTTTGACTGCATCGCGTTTTTCTCTTTACGGAATTAGGGGTGCATAATGCCTGTAGGTGTTTCAGCAATTACAGCTTTGGCTAATCTGACTTTGGGTTCAGCCCAGGCAACGGTAACTTTTTCTAGCATAAGCACCGCTTATCGTGATTTGCGCCTTGTAGTTACGGGCACTTCAACTGGTGCACCATTTTTTCGCATCAATGGTGATACCACAACGAAATATAATTTGGTTGCTATTGAAGGAAACACGACTTCTGTGCAGCCAACATTTACGCTTGACAACGATCGTGCGTATTCCGCATGGAACATTTCTGCTTTTGACTCTGGTGGCGTTGGCACTTGGAATTGTGATTTTTTTGATTACGCTCAAACGGATAAACACAAATTGGCATTGACTCGGTTGACTCTTGAAAAGGCTACAAGCCTGTTTCATTATCGTTGGGCTAATACCGCAGCTATTACAAGCATCGCGTTCACAAGTTCAACAACTTGGGGTGCTGGCACTACCTTTACTCTTTACGGATTGAGTGCATAATGTTTCAAACTTTGATAGCGTCTAGCACAGTTGGTTCTGGTGGTGCTGCTAGCATCAGCTTCTCTAGCATCCCTGCTACTTACACGGATTTGAGTCTGGTTTTGTCTGCTAGGGCAACAAGCACAACGGCCACGATCACAATAGCTTTGAATGGTTCTTCGGCTTCGTTCATTGGGCTTTACATTCAGGGCAACGGCACCGCTGGTTCTTTTGCAACTTCTACCACTTTGGTTGGCCGAGCGCCTATTAGCACTGACACTGTTAGCACTTTTGGCAACCTAAGAATTTTTATGCCTAATTATGCTGGTGCTACTAACAAAACTTTTAGCGTGGATTTGGTAACTGAAAATAATGCCACGGCAGCTTTTGCACAATTATTTGGCGCTCAGTGGTCTAACACTGCTGCCATAAATCAAATCACTCTAAGTCTGGCAAACTTTGCCGAGTTTACAACTGCTTACCTTTATGGCACTCTTAAAGGTTCTGGCGGCGGCACTATCTCATAACAACTAACAAAGGAATAAAAATGGCACTAACAAAGATTGTGGTCAACTGTGAAACTGGTGTGACTGAAGAAATTGAATTGTCTGCTGACGAAATTGCGCAGCGAGAAGCGGATCTAGCACAGGCTGAAAGGAATCAGGCTGAGCGTGATGCTGAGGCTACTCGCTTGGCTGCGTTGAAGACATCAGCAAAAGCGAAACTTGTTGCTGGTGAGCCTTTGACCACCGAAGAAGCATCACTGCTCATCGGGTAAACTAGACCTGTAAACGCACCGAATCTACGCCTCGGTTTTATTTTGAGAGGCCGTAATGGATACCAACAACGACAAGATTTTGATTCAACTCGTTCGTGACATCGCTGAGGTGAAGGCGATGGTGCAGAACTATGCCGACATTGAGTTGCGTGTGCGCGAGTTGGAAAAGGCTCGTTGGAAGTCTGCTTGGGTGACTGGTTTGTTGTCTGCGGCTATTAGTTCCACTTTTGTTGCTGTTGTTATCAGGTTGGTGATTGTCTAATGTCTTGCACTTATGAGCCGTTGCGCATGAAGACTCGCGAGCGCCGTGATGAGTTGGGCAAGGCCACTATTGGTGACACTGGGAAGCCTCGTAAAAGGCCGCACCGTGGCAATGACTGGGGTGACCGTGCTGGTTCGGCTGGCAAGGACTTTTATGCGGTTCACGCTGGCAAGGTTGTTGCGATTATCAAGACCGGTGAGCTAGGCCACAGCCTGATCGTTGAGCGCATGGGTTGTGTGAACCCTAAATGCAAGGGTCGTTTCGATGAATACAACCACAGCAACCAGCCGACCAAGTTGAAGGTTGGCGACATGGTGACTCACAACACGGTTTTGAATCAGATGGGTGACATGGGTTCGCCTGGTGCTAACCACTTGCACATGAGTTCGGCTTTTGCCAAAGTGCCTCACGAAGCGCCTGTGGATAAGTTGGTTGACCTGTTCAAAGACATCGATGCTGCAACGGCTGTTAGACGGGCTGAAAAGGCTGCTGCAACGGCTTCTAAGCCACTAATTCAGAATCCAGAGGGTCAGTGATGCGTGAGAAGATAAAAACCCGTCTAAACGCCGTAGGTGGCGTTCTAGGGGCTATTGTGTGGCGTGGGTTTGGGCTGTTCCTGTTTATTTTGGGTGCTTCGGCTGGAACTGGTGCTGTTGTCGTGGGCGATTGGTTCATAGGTGTCATCATCGCATTTGCCACTCTGCTACTCGGCCTAATTTCAAGCCTGGGTTACGCCATCGCCGTAAGGGGCGAAGTCACTGAGGATGATGTGGCTAAGGCTGCTCAGGATGCTGTGCAGAAGGCCAACGAAACTAAGAAATAGTTTCGGGTGTGGCCAGTCGTTCGTGAACGGTCAAACCACCAATGATGCCGTATGGCACAGCTGCTAACAATCCCCAATCGCGACAGGGTTTCAGTAGCGGACATTCTGCGCACAGGTTCTTTGCGACCTTTTCGGCCATGTCATACATTTCTGGGTCTTCAAATTCTTCGGGGTAGAACACTTGTGGTAGTTCTTCGCATGGCGATCCACCGTTGTCGCGTTGCAGTTCCATAAGCCGTTTGTAGGCGTTATCTGCTGTTTGTCGGTGGGTGGCCATAACATAAACCCTAACTGCGAGAAGGGTATTTTATGGCAAAGTTTTTAGGCAAGCACGAGTCGGGTTCGGCTGAGTGGTTGGCGTTGCGTGAGGGTGAGGCGGTTGTGACCGGCACTCTTGTTGGGCAGATTTTGGGTTTGAATCCGTGGGAATCTGCGTTCACTGCTTGGGCTAAGGCCACAGGCAAAATTCCTAATGAGGTGAAGCAGTCGTTGGCGATGCGCTTTGGTCAGGTGTTCGAAGACCCGATCAAGTTGGTGTGGTCTGAGCTGAATCCTGGTTATGAGATTGTGAGCGATGTTGGCACTTGGGCGCATGACGAGTTTGATTGGGCGCGCGCGAATCCTGATGGTTTGCTGATTTACCCTGACGGCACTAGCGGCATCCTTGAAATCAAGACCAGTCGTGTGCCGTTCGATGAAGTGCCACCACATTATCGGGCGCAGGTGCTTTGGTATTGCTTTGTGATGGGTGCGACTAAGGCGAAACTGGTTGCGTTGTTTGCTGGCAACGATCTGCGCGAGTTCGACATCGAATTTGACCAGTGGGAATTTGATGCGATGTTCGCGGCTGTTGAGCGTTGGCGCGACTGTGTGCTGAACGACACCAAACCTGATTGGGATGGGTCTGCCAGCACCTTCGAAACGGTGAAGGCCATCAACACCGGCACAGCTGACACGGCTGTTGACCTGGGGGATTTGGGTGTTCATGTTCAGAACGCACAATCAGACTTTGACAAGGCGGCTGAGTTGCTGACAGAGTTGAAGTCGCGCACCATCGATGCTTTGGGCGAGGCTAAAACTGGTTTCGTTGATGTCGGTGGTGAGCAGTATGTTGTTTGCACCAGAAGCGTGAATCGCAATGGTGTTGTTTCACTAACTATCAAGAAGGGTAAAAATGTCTGAGAACATTTGGGAATCACAGCTGGAAATCAACCAGATTTGCGACAAGCGAATTGCGTTGTTGGATCAGCAGTTGTCTGCGGTGACTGCGTTGGTTATTCGCCAGGGTGAGTTGTTGCAGGAGTTGGCTAAGTTGGCTGCGCCGACACCACCGGCTGACTGCACGGCGAAGCACTGTGCGTGTGACATTGGTGAGATGTAATGGGGTTCAACCTAGCCGAATACCAAACCGTTCAGGAACGCATTGACCTGTTCTGGCAGAAGTATCCAAACGGCCGTCTGAACCTGGACATTGTTTCGATTACCGAGAGCCAGGTTGTTATGCGTGGCGAAGTGTATTTGGATAAGGAAGACAAAGTGCCGACAACGGTGGATTTTGCTGAGGAACGAATTGGCACATCGAATGTTAACAAGGTCAGTTTTGTCGAGAACTGTGCCACCAGCTGCTATGGGCGCGCCATTAGTGCTTTGGGTGGTGAGTTTTCACCGAAGGGCAAGAGGCCATCGGCAGAAGAAATGGCTAAGGTGAACCGTCATAACAATCGTGACTGGTTGGGCGAGGCCGACAAACTAGCATTGACCTATGATGTTGACAGTTTGCGTTTGTTATACACCGATGCGGTGGCCGCTAAGGTTTCAGCCGATATCTTGGAAAAGATAAAGGCTTATGGATCAACGGCTAAACCGTAAGATTTTGCTGGCTTCGATTGTGGAGTTGCAGGAAACGATTGCTTGGGAATTTTGGCATGGGTCTGCTGACACTTGTGAAGTTTTGTTGATTACTCAAAGGGAAAGGTTGCAGCGTGTTGATAACACCGGACATGGTGATTCAGGAATTGCAGAGATTGACAACGGAAGCGGCGAAAGCGCCACAGGCGATTTATGAAGCTGAGAAGAAGTTGGCTGAAGCCGAGTTTGCGTTAGAGCGTGGGTTCAATTTGGCGTTTATGAACGCTGAGGGAACTGTGGCTGATCGGACAGCGTTGGCGAAGTTGGAAACAGGCCAGTTGCGCCTGGATGCTGACATTGCTAGGGCTGAGTTGAACAGGGTGCGGAATAAGGCGAAGCAGTTGGCTGATGCTGGTGTTTTGAACGCCACTATTGGTCGGCAGGTTGAGCTGCTTTTCAGAACCGGTCACTAGCATTGGGTTATGCCTATTAGTCAGACCTGCGGGTTTTGCGGTTCATCGTTTGAGGTGAGTGGTGCGCGTGAGGTGGCTTTGTGGCGTGAGTGGGTGTCGAAGCATCGGTGCGAGGTTACGCCTGATGTGACTGAAACACCGATTATGACTTCGGCGGAAACTTCGTTTGAGCGTATTGGGTTTCAGATGAAGTCGTTGAACATTGAGTTGCCTGATAAGCCTGGTTGGGATGATGAATAGGCGCGAGTTCGACAAGCTGTTGGCTCGTGACAAGCATTGCCTTCATTGTGGGAAGACGGATGACACGCTGATTCCGCAGCATAGGGCTAATCGTGGGTTTGGTGGTGCAGGTCGCAAATCTGTGTTGAATTTGCCGTCAAATCTTATAGTTTTTTGTGCTGAGGCCAATGGGCTGATTGAGTCGGATGCGGTGTGGGCTGACCGTGCCAGGTTGTTTGGTTGGAAGTTGTCGCGGTGGGCTGATCCGACTGCAACACCGGTTTATGATTTGCCGAACATGATTTATGTGATTTTGGGTGATGACTTTTCGCGTTTTGAGTTGCACAACTACGGCAAAGGCGTATTGTTAGACACCTGATAGAATTAGAAGCGGCCACAGAGAAATTGGATAACCCTGTGACCGCATACCGATAACTAGACTATCGGCCTTCCTAGAATACTAGGTTTGCCGAAGAAAAGGCAGTAAAAAATGAGCATTGAAGCTCTAACAGTTGTTCTAAATCACTCGCAGGCAAAAGGCGCAGTCAAGCTGATCCTTATTGGCATTGCAAACCACATCAACCCTGACAACGATGGTGCTTGGCCTAGCCAGGCTAAGTTGGCAAGTTACGCCAACTGTTCTGAGCGTTATGTTCACGATGCCGTCAACGAGCTTGTGGCACTGGGCGAATTGCGAACCGAAGTCCGAGGTGGTAAGAGTCGCGGCGGCAACAAGTCAAATCGCTACTGGATCAACATTGCCTGTCCTGAGAATTGTGATGGCACGACAAACCACCGAATAATCGAACCAGGAACTCTGTCGCGCGAAACCCTGAACTCTGTGCAGGAAACCCTGAACTCTGTCGCACATACCCTGAACCCTAGTTCAGATGAACCGTATATAGAACCTGAAATAAAACCTTTAAAAGAACCTTTGCAAAAAAGGCCACATTTACTAAATGAATCGTGGTTACCTGATGACCGGTTGATTGGAATGTTTGTCACTAAATGGCCTTTGCTGAACATGAGCGAACAGACCGAAGCGTTCAAGCTGCATCACATGGCAAAAGGCTCAAAGATGGCTGATTGGGGTTTGGCTTATCAGAAGTGGATGAATCAGGCTCAGAAGTGGGCTGCCGATAAACAGCCAAAAGACCAGGTGCGCAAAATCGTGGGTGACTTCTGATGTATGAGCAAAACGCCGAAAAAATCTTTCTAGGCGCAATCCTTCTCAGCGGCGGCGCGGTCTTAGATGATTGCCACCTGATCGCCAGCGACTTTACAACTGATAAGCACTCAAAGATTTTTGCGACTATGGTGCAGATGCGCCGCGATGGTGAAGGCATCGACACGCTAACGGTGGGGTCAAAGATTCCTGAGCTGTCAGCCTATTTGCATGAGGCCACAGGGGAAACACCAACCTGGCAGAACGCCAACTTTTATGAGCAACTAATCCATGACCGGAACGCTAGGTGGGCTTTGGTGCAGGTGGGTCACGAGTTGCAGGCTGCCGGTAACGCCATCGATTCTGATGTGGATGTTGCTTTGGATCGTGCTGGTGACCGTATTGAGCAGGTGACGGTTGCCAGGTTGCGGTCTGAGGTTGAGTTCGTGAAGGACTTGATTCTGCCAGCGGTTGATAACTTGAACAGCGCACCTGACTTTGTGCCTTCGCAGTGGGGCAAACTAAACGACTTCTTGGGTGGGTTCAGACCTGGTGCGTTATACATTATTGGCGCAAGGCCTGCGGTGGGTAAGTCTGTGGTTGCGGTAAACATGGCTTATCAGTTGGCGGCCACTGGTGCGGTCAGTTTTCACAGCTTGGAAATGTCTAAGCGCGAGATTGTGAATCGCCTGTTTGCCAGTGTGTGCATGGTGAGCATGGATCACATTGAGCAGCGGAAGATGACGGCACTTGATTGGGAACGCATTGCGAAGGGTCGTGAGTTGATGTCTAGGCCGATTGCGATTGCGGATAAGTCGGGGCAGACACTAACGGATGTTCGGGCGTTCGCCAGGCAGGTCAGCAAGAAGCAGAAGTTGGCTGCCATCGTGGTCGATTACTTGCAGCTGATGCAGGACACTGAGCGTGGGCGTTCTCGTTACGAGTCTGTGACGGCTATCAGCAACGGCCTGAAAATCTTGGCTAGGGATTTGGATGTGCCGGTGATTGCTTTGGCGCAGCTGAACCGTGCCGTTGAAGGCCGAAAAGACTCAGCACCGAACCTGTCTGATCTGCGAGATTCGGGTGCTATTGAGCAGGATGCCGATGTGGTGATTTTGTTGAACCGTGAACGCGCAATGGATGACGGTGAGGATGACCGGTCAAAGATGGTGTTGCACATTGCGAAGAACCGTCACGGCCGGACAGGCCATGTTGCGCTCAGGTTCGAAGGGGTGTTTGCTCGTGTCGTTGAAAACCAGTAATCTAGCGATGTGGAAGACAACCAGGTGCAGTGCCGCAAATGCGGTTTCATTTGGGTCGTTATTCCTAAGAAGAAGCACACAGCTCAATACTGTGCGAGTTGTCGGGCTAAACCAGCGAAGCAGGTGAAATACAATGGCGAGGCGTGTATTCCGTGGCATGGTGACTTTGACCGTGAGGATCGGCCTGTGGTTCGCGGCGTTAAGTTTATGCCTGGTGACCGTGTGTGTGGTCATTCCGATTGTGTGGCTTCTGCACACATTGTCAGTGGCAGTGTTTAGAATCAAACAAACTATTAGAAGGGTAAGAACATGGCTAAAAATCTAGTTGTAACAATTACTGGTTATGCAGGGGAAATCAAGCAGGGCAAGTCGGGCGAGTATGTCGTTGTGCCTGTGCCGGTGGTTCGCAAAACCGATGCTGGTGAGTGGGAAACCGTTGAGAAGCACTATTTCAACATTGCGCTTGATTCGGGTCACAGCGTTGAGAAGGATGGCTTTTACGAGGTCACTGGTGAGCTGCGGATCAGTAAGTGGCAGAACGACAAGGGTGAGGTTGTTGTTTCGTTCTGGGTGTCGAAGGCTGTTTTCAGGTCGTTGGCGAAACCAGGCAACCCTGCTGGTCGCACGAACCTTGAAGCGTTTGGTGCTAGTGAGATTGCGCCGTTCTAATGCACAAACTTTTGACCTTCTTTGTTTTGGGGTCGGGTGCGCTGTTTTCGTGGTTGGCTGTTGACAACGATGCTTTGCCTGTGCCTTTGCGGTTGTGGGCTTTGATTGTGTTTATGTTCCAGGTTGGCACGATGGCGGCTGTGTGGTTGCGGAAGTAGGTCGCGAACACGCTTTGTTGTTTGTTGATGGCAGACCTGCACCACAGGGGTCGAAGAACGCTTTTGTGATTGGCAAACGCGCCGTCATGGTTGAGGCCAGCAAACATTTACCAGCTTGGCGCAACGACATCATCCTGGCGGTTCGGCAGATGTTCAATGACACGCAGGATGTGACCAAGTTTGTTGAACCGGTCAAACTTAAAGTGACCTTCTACATCGAACGGCCTAAGCAGCCGAAGCACAAGGTTTATCCAGGCGGCAAACCCGACTTGGATCACTACATTCGGGCTGTTGGCGATGCGCTGACCATTGGCGGCCTGATCGCTGATGATGCGCTGATAGTCAAGATTCTGGCTGAAAAGGTCTGGTGTGGCGAGAAAACAAGGCCTGAGCCTGGCGCAACCATCGAATTGTGGCGATTGTAACGGTTAGATAACGGCACAAAATTAGGGCGTTTCGTTGCTTGATTTTGTCGGTGGTCATCCCTAGATTTGACCTGTCAGGCCAACAAACTGACGAAAGGGTAACAAATGAAAATTCTATTGGTATTGGCTGCTGGTGCAGCTTTGGGCTTCGGCCTGCATTATGTCTATGAGTTCGGGTTAGAACTTTGGATGGTTGGGATCTGCTCACTTGTGTTTGCTGGTGGGATGTTCTACGACTACTTCACACGACCAGGTGTGAAGCGAGGTCGCAAATGAGCGCCGATGCAAAGTTCACTTATGAGCAGGTTTCTTTGGCTGTGCGTGAAGCAGCTAACACTGCCTATGAGATGGGCAAGATGGAAACTGTTGTGAAGGTTGCCGACTTTATTCAGTCGTTGGCGCAACATCCGTCTAAGACACCTTCGTTGGAGTATGTCGCTGAGAGGGTGCGTGACTTCGATGCTTGATCTGACTAAACCTGAAATTAAACAGGCTTACCTGTTGGGCGTTGAAGCCGGTCGCACCAGCGCAAACACCGATGCTGACCGTGCAGCGCAGAACACTGAGAACCGTATCGTTTATGAGCTTGGTCTTTATTACACGAAACTTGTGAAGCACGATTGTGTTGTGCAGGCTGGCGTGGTCAAGCACTGCATCGGTCTTATCCAGGGTGAGGTGCTAAATGATTGATCCGCATGGTGAACCGGTGCGCGAGAACTATCGCAAACAGGGTGAGGTTCGTGAGCGTGAGCGCATTGTTGAGCTAATCAAACGCCAGGTGTGTTTCGATGCTTTGGCAGATCACGATGCGATGGAAACTTTCCGCATGGCACATCCCGAAGTCGTTGGCCGTTGTGGTCATCATGGCGGTAAATGCACAGACCTATTGAACCTGATTGCAAGGTTGCAAAGTGCGCAGTGATGACCGTTACCGGACAAAGCCTGACTGCGGAACACGGTCAGGTTATGACTATCACACACGCCAGGCAAGAGAGTTGCCGTGCCTAGCCTGTCGCAGAGCAAACGCTGATCATTGGCGCGAACAGCGGCAGATAAGAAAACAAGAAATCAACCTGCTGCGCCGTAGATGGCAAAAACTGTTTCCAAAGAAGCGCAACTTTTCAAGGGATTTAGTGCTGGCCACTTATGGGTCAAACTGTCACATTTGCGGTAACGCCATCAATTTCGATGCGCCTTCACAAGTTGGCGCAAAGGGTTGGGAACTGGGTTACCACTCAGACCATGTAGTGCCTTTATCGCGCGGCGGCGCAGATGATCTAAGCAACATCCGACCAGCTCACGCTTATTGCAATCTTCGCAAGTGGGCGACTATCGAAAAGGAGTCACAATGAGCAATCCTGAGATTCGCAACGACATTGACCCTGCCTGGTTTCAACCAGCAGCTAATCAAAACGAATACACACAAGGCTTCTTTAAAGGCCGCGACTTTGAACGCAAACGCATTATTGCCATTCTAAAAGATTGGGATTTGAACCTGCGTTGGGATTGGGTGGACATTTACCGGCTGATTGACGAAGGCATGGACTATCGGCAGCTCACCATGTCACCGGCTTTGCTTGAAGACTACAAGGTTAGAGCTGCACAGATTGAGCGAGAAACCCTGCACGATGCGGTCAAAGCCTATTTTGACGGTTTGGCGTTGGCTCACGCAGCTGACGGCAACCTGGCACACGCCACGATTGAGAAGGCGGTCATGGATTTGTTGAAGGGTGCTGATCGCTGATGGATGTCTTGTATGTGGGTTTCGGCATCATTATTGCCTGCACAGCGATCGTTGCCTGGATGAGAGCCGGTGACGAATGATGCGCAATCAGGTCAAACTATTCCTAAGCAACTCAGCTGAACTTCGCGCAGCATCGAAACTGATTGATGATGACAACTTGGTGTGGGATGAAGACTTTGAGGGCATCCGCAAAGACTTGGCCGCCTGGTTGCTTGATGAGTCGCGCAAAGGAAACCACGCCAACCGTTACGCTTTGATGGTTGCGAAGAAACTGAACAGGGGCTGGTGATGGGTTTACTAGACAATTTAGAACCACACAAGAAGGCTAGGCCGTGTCGTGTCAGGTCGTTGTTGGCTGAACTTGATAAGAAGGATGCCGACATTCTGGCTTCTGCGTTGCAGTCACCTGATCTGTGGCCTGCAAAGACTCTGAGTGTTGCGCTTCGTCAGCGCGGCGTGTTGTTGTCTGATTCCGCTGTTACTCATCACCGTTCAAAAGCGTGTTCATGTGGGAAGATTGACTGATGCTAGAAGACTTGCAACCAGCACCAAAACTTGATGCGCCGAACAGTTGGCGGCCTGCTGTTGAGTTCGATGGCACTAATGGCGAAGCAACCACCAGGGGCTTCTTACCTGATGAGCAGCCGAACTTTGATGAGTTTTTGGTTGAGGCTGGTTTCGACCCTGCACTGATTGAGATTGTGGGCGAACCACGCACTAGCCGTTGGCAGGTGGCTAGACCGTTTCCGCTTGATCCGCAGTGGTTGACGGCTTATCGTTTCAGGTTTAGGAAGCGCACCGGCACTAATCCTGATTTGCCGTTGTTGTTTGCTGAGGCTAAGAAGACTAGGCCTCGCACACCGAAGGCCACAGTAAATGAAAAGGTGTTTGTTGTTTGCCTGGCAGATTTTCAGGTTGGCAAGGTTGATTACCGTGGGGGCAGTAAAGAGCTGATTCAGCGCGTGTTGGCTTCGTATGACCGTATTGAAGAACAGTTGAAGCGCGGCAAGTATGGGCGAATCTATGCGCTTGATTTGGGTGACATCATTGAAGGCATTGAGAACGCCGCCAGCATGACACAGTTGCAGACCAACGACCTGAGCGTAATGCAACAGGTTGACCTGGCTGCTTCGCTGGTTTGGGATTTCTTGAAGATGGCAACCAAGTATGCGCCGGTGACTTATGCGAGCATCGGGTCGAACCATTGCCAGTGGCGTGTGAACCGTCAACAGATTGGCAAACCTGGGCGCGATGACTGGGGCATTGTTATCTTGCAACAGCTGCGCAGACTCGCAACAGAGGTCGGGTTGCCTGTTGACTTCCTTGTGCCACATGAGCAAGAAGAATCACTAATCTTTGACGCGTTTGGTGACGGTTTTCACCTTGTCGGCATTGCTCACGGTCACCAGTTCAGCAGACCTGAGAACGCTGTGACTTGGTGGCGGCAGAACACCTTTGGCAATCAGACGATCAGCGCGGCATCCATCCTGCTCACAGCTCACTTCCACCACCTGCGCGTTGTTGAGGCTGGTGCAAGTCACAATGGCGGTTCACGGTTCTGGGTGCAGGCCACGACCAGCGACAACGGATCGTCATGGTTCAAGCGTGTTTCGGGTGAGGACTCTGTGCCTGGCATCACCTGTTTGGAACTGACCAAAGATTTGCACTATCAGGGCGCGGTGCTTAAACTCTAAGCCGAGGGGTGCAACTGGTTTCGATTGCAGAAAAGACCTTGTTGGGGTATCTGCAAGAGTAGGGTTCGATTCCCTAGCACTCCACTACAACTGAATATCGTTCGACAATAAACGCCGAGAAATTACTCTCAACCAGGAAAGGTAGGCGCTAAATGAAGAAACAACTAATTGCACTCACAACTTTGGGTGTCATTCTCGCCGGTTGCTCATCATCGGCAACGGCAGCGCAAATACCTGCGCCACAGGCCACAGTAAAAACAATTCCTGATTTCATGTCTGTTGTGAAGCAGGATGCTGCCGAGTTCCGCATGGCTAAGGTCGTGAAGGCGTTGAAGAAGCGCATTGGCAAGACTTGGTATGTGTTCAGTGGTTCTACACCTAACGGTTGGGATTGCTCAGGTTTGACCAGGTGGGCTTATGCGCAGATCGGTGTGGACATTCCGCACTCAGCTAACAAACAGGCTGCCAGTGGTGTGAAGGTGTCTGCACCGGCTATCGGGGATTTGGTGCTGTTCGGTTACAAAGGCACAAACACTTACTTTCACGCCAGCATCTACATTGGCAACAATCAGGTGATCCATGCAGGGTTCAAGAAGGGGCAGACCACTTCTGTTCTTGACTTGCAGTCGGCCAGCGTAAAGAATACAAAGATGAAGTTTGTGAGAGTCAATGGCTAACTGCCAACGATGCGGTTGCTGGATGAAGGATGACACAGCTCACCAGAGGTTGCAGCGCGGCCGTGACCTGTGGGGTTGTAGTCAGTGTCAGGCTGGTCAGCAAACAAAGGTCAAGACCAAGTTTGGTGTGTGCCAACCACACATCGGGGAACTGGATGAACACGACAGGCCACTGGATAAAAAACAAAACCTTTACAGACCTGGCATCAGATTGTGCGGCTATTCGGACTGTGTGAACCTAGACCACATTGAGTCGCCGGCAATACCTGAGCCTGTGATTAGTATTGTGCCTGACGGTCATAAGCGTTGCACCAGGTGTGCGACTGTGAAACCTTTTGCTGGTTTCGGTGTTGATCGGAAGAAGCGTGACGGTTTGAACTGTGAGTGTAAGACTTGCAGGGCCAACCGGTCTAGGAAGGTGATGGCATGACTGCCAAAGAATTGTTAGCCGCGTTACAGGCTTATTACATTGAGCTGTATCAGTTGGGTGCTGATCGTGAAGCGGTGGCCATCGCACAGTTCATCGAACGCCTAGACAAGTAACCATGCCGCTGTATGAATACACCTGCGCATCAGGCCACATAAGAAAAGAAATCAGAAGCATCCACGCCGAAGAACCAACAGACATGAAGTGTGTTGAGTGTGGTGAACCTATGTGGCAGGTGGTGGGTGGTGTGGGTGTGTCGTTCAAAGGTTCGGGTTTCTATTGGACAGATAAGGGCAAGTGAGCCGTTTCCGCCGACCTTGTTTGACTTGTGGGCAACTTACTGAACCTGGTCAAAGTCGTTGTGTTGTGCATCAGGCACAGGTTGACCAGCAGACAGCGAACAGGCGCGCAACCGTGAAACGAATCACAGGTCAGTATTCGGGTGACTACAAACGCCGCGCCAAAGCCGTGCGCGAACAAGCCGTGAACTGCCACATCTGCGGTGACCCTGCAAGAACAAACGATCCGTGGACAGCCGACCACATCATCGCCGGTGACCGAAACTCACCATTAGCACCAGCGCACCGTAGCTGCAACGAACGCCGCGGCAACAAACCACTCACCTAGCCGCCTATACCCCTGCCGGCATCTACTGGGGGCACATCAATTCCTATGGAAACACCACGAAGAACAC